GCCTTCACCAATGAGATCATTAAGCCACAAGAATGGTATGCTTTTGGGCGAACCCCAGTAGAAATCGCTGAGCGCGTCGCTCATATATTGTCTGATGCGTCGAGTGCGACTGACACAGATTTTTCTAAGTTTGACGGGAGGACATCCAATGTCTTCAGAACCCTGGAAAAGTTGGCACTGATGCGAGCCTTCAGAGTCCAATATCATCAAACTGTAGCAGAGTTACATCGCTCACAGTTTAAGCTTAAAGCGTACACGCTTCTTGGCTTACAATACCAAACTGAGTACCAACGTGCTTCAGGATCGCCCGAGACCGCGGGGTTCAATTCAATGGATAATGCATTTGTTGCATATCTACATCGCCGAATGCAGAAACATGCAGGCCACTATGTCTATGATAATATCACAGCGTTCACAAGCCTCGGTATCTACGGAGGAGACGATGGTTTGACACCAAATGCGGATCCTGAAGCTTACCGGAAAGCAGGGAAGATGGTCGGAGCGGAATTAACGATATCTAATACGAATAGAGGCTCCGCCGGAATACAATTCTTAGCGCGTGTCTACTCGCCCAACGTTTGGTATGGTGATCTCAACTCGTGTTGTGATCTGCCTCGCCAGCTAAGTAAGTTACATGTGACCGCAAACTTGCCACCGTCAGTCACCCCTGAAATGAAGCTATGTGAGAAGGCTAGAGCATTTGCTCTAACCGACTCAAACACGCCGATCATGGGCAGTCTGGTCCGTAAGATATCTGATCTTGCTGGTGAGTTAGAAATGAATGAGCAGACTACAGCAATACGGGCCTGGAACTCCGACCTCCCCAAAGAGGTGCAATACCCCAATACAGAAGCCGATTGGATGCTTGATTACGTATCAATGGCCTTACCTGGTTTTGATTATCAGATGTTCTACACATGGGTTCAGACAACCACGACAATACGCGGTATGTTGAGTCCCCCACTGTGTCAAGAACCATCACCACCAAAGACGAAAATATCAGTTATACTAGATGATGATGTGATATATCCACTGGTCGAACGCCCTTCTTTCTCCCCTAAAGCCAAAGAATTTTTCAAGAAAGAGGAAGCACGTAATGATCGTAGACGCCAACAAAAATCGAATAAAAATGATCAGCG